GTCTGTTTTGCAGATTAGCTAACTCTAGCTCACGACCAGGTTGCAATAATTGCATCTGTTGATTGAGATAATTCTGTGCAACAGATTCAGGAGATTGAGCCAAGTATTGATTACCAAGACTAAACAAACTCTGTGCGCCTGTTTGAAGAGGAGCAAACTGTGCTTGTGCGCCTTCTGCTTGTACTAAACCAGACTCAGCCAACTTAACCAAACGATCTTGAGCATTCTTAGCTTCAGGGCTAAGTGTGTATCCTGCGCTTGTCAGTTGACCTGTTACTGGATCAACTGCAAACTGTGAAGTGCCAAACCTTGTGGTCATGCCGATAGGTCTAAACTGAGCCGCTTGTTTAGCCGCAGCAGTCTCAGCATCAATCCTCTGTTGGGCAGCAAGAGCCGCTTCTTTAGACTGTTGCATCTGAAGCAAGCTACCCGCTGTACCTAATCCACCAGAGAAGAGATTTGCAAGATTGTTTGCACCCAAACCAGTTGCTGCCGTCCCTAAAAGTGAAGCATCCGCACCAAGACCCGACAATGTTGTACCAAGGCCAGCACCACCAAGTAAAGTGTTAGCACCCAATAAACCGCCAGTTGTTAGTGCTGAAGCTCCAAGTCCCGCACCTGTACCTAAAGCACCTAGACCAGCAGTTCCCAAAGTTAAACCTGCACCTGTTGCACCGCCAAGACTCGCAACTCCTGATGCACCACCAAGACCACCAGTACCCGCAACTGTGAGTCCTGTGCCCGTACCCATTAAGCCAGCCGCACCCGCCCCAGCAGCAGTTCCTCCAACACCACTTAAAGCACTAGGAGTACCCGCACCAATAGCTAAATCTGTAGCTGTTAAACCTGCGATTTCAGCCGCTGTTAAAGGCGCAAAAGCTCCTAAACCTCCACCACCAATGGCTAAATCTTGTGCTGTTAAAGCCGCAGTTTCTGCCGCAGTCAATGCTCCTGTACCTGCTGCTGCCCCACCTGCATTTAATATGCTTGGCAATCCAAACAGTAATCCCGCACCTATTGCAAACTCTTTTAGACCACTTTTAACTTCTTGTTGAGTGCCAGTTTGCTCTACTTCACCAGTAGGTGTGTATTGCGTATACGATCCACCAGCCCTGTTATCAGTAGCTTTGTAGGTAATAACATTCTCAAGTCCACCAACTTGCTGATCCATTCCAGAACCAGTAGTTTGATATACGGGCTGAACAACAGTATCGCCAAGGGTAACAGTCTGTCCATTAGGAATAACAGCGGCAGCACGAGCCGCAACCTCTCCCTCTTTTAGTCCAACAGCACTAGCCATCTGAGCAGGAGATACGCCATATTGCTCCATAGCCGCAACAATGTCGGCATCACTCATGCCTGGATTAGCAAGCAAGAAATCTATAATTTGACGACTTGTTATGGCCATGATATTTTCCTTTATGCGTTCCGAGCCGCTTGAGCCGCAGCCTGTGCCGCTTGATAAGCCGCAACAACCTCTGCTGTCCAAGCCGTATTGCAGATTGCAACGACATTAGCAGGAACTCCTGTTAAGTCTTGTGCGGGTGTGAGGCTTGAACGATGGTAGGTTTGGCTAAGTTGATTGCCGTCTTCCATGATGCGTGTGGCTTCACGATAGAGAATTATTCCGTTCTCTTGAACAGTAATTTGGTCTACCACAGTAGTTTTAGTAAGTGACATGATGATTTCCTTTTGTTAAATGTCCGACTTGGTAGTCCAACCAAGTTAATTAAGATACTGTATATGTAACTGTAAATAGTAATATTGTTGATGTAGTGACAGCACCACTAGCAACTTCTTCTTGTGCAGCGTTATCAATATTTAATGAAATAAATAATGAAGCCGCTGAACCTTGTGTACTATTTTGTATCCCCATTCCATTAGAAGAAGCCGCTGATGTATTTAAACTATTAGCTACTATTGAACCAGCAATTGAACTTGAGGCTTTATAGCTAAAAGGAAGTGATTGAATAAGAATTTCACCAGTACCACCACTTGCCGCAGAAAATCCAAATTTAGCCCAACAAGTTACTTGGTTTCCTACTTTTGTGTAATATGCTGATATGTTATTTGGTGTATATGTTCCAGCAGTACTACCTCCTCTAACAGTAGGCGTCCAAGTACCTTCTTCATAGTCATCTAGCGTATTAGCGTCTGTTGATGCTGATTGAGTTGCGGGAAAGGTGATGCCCGCACCGCTTGTTGTGGGTGTAGCATTTCCAACTGAAATTGAATTAACTGATTGAATTCCACCTGTACTTGGGATTCTGGCTCGTTCTATTTCATTAGTGCCAAAACACAAGTTATATGCGCCTTTAGTGGTAATGGACATATCGTTTAACGCACCACCAAAATTCCATTTTGCACTACCAATAAAAGCAACATCAGTTCCGCTATTGGTAAAAGCCATTCCATAACCATTTGCACTTGTGCTGTTTAAGTTAAGAATACGGCTTGCTGATGAACTTACATCAAGTTTTGCACTAAGCGAACTTAGACCAATACCCACATTACCACTTGAGTCAATTCTCATAGCCTCCGCACCACCCTCACTAAAAGCAATGGTATCAGCCGCAGGGAAAAATACACCTGTATTTGTATCTCCACTTGTTGTTAATGCAGGTAATGCCGCAGTTCCAGCTTGTAATGTCGTAACACCCGTAGCACTCAACGTAGTAAACGAACCAGCATTCGCTGTAGTAGCACCAACTGTTCCGTTGATGTTAATAGAAGCAGTGCCTGTTAAGTTAGTTACAGTGCCACTTGCAGGAGTTCCCAAAATAGGAGCAACAAGAGTCAATGATGTGCCGTCAGTTGTAGCACCAGTAATGCCACCAAATGCACCCGCATTATTGTATTGAACTTGAGTAGTAGAACCGCCAGGAGTTCCACCGCCACCGCCAGAAGCTGCAATAGTTTGATTAGGCCATGTGCCAGTAACAGTTACGTTTGTTCCTGCAACAATGCTAGGAGTAGCTGTTCCTGTACCGCCATTGGCGACAGGAAGAGTTCCTGTTACACCAGTAGACAAAGGCAAACCAGTTAGGTTAGTAGCAGTACCGCCCGATGGAGTACCCAAAGCACCACCATTGACCACAACCGCACCAGAAGAGCCTGTATTGACCGCTAGAGCCGTTGCTACGCCTGTTCCTAGACCTGACACACCAGTAGAGATTGGAAGCCCTGTAGCGTTTGTTAATGTTGCGCTAGTAGGTGTTCCAAGGATAGGAGTCACCAATGTAGGTGAAGTAGCAAATACTGCTGATCCTGAACCTGTTTCATCAGTCAAAGCACCTGCAAGATTAGAGGAGCTAAATGAACCCAAAGATGTTGCATTGCCAACAGAAGTGACTGCACCTGTTAAGTTAGCGTTAGTAGTGACATTACCCGCAGTTAAGCCAGAGGCAGTGCCTGTGATATTTGTTCCTACCAAAGCAGATGGAGTGCCTAGAGCAGGAGTCACCAAGGTTGGGCTATTGGCAAACACCAAAGCACCACTACCTGTTTCGTCTGTTACGGCAGAAGCTAAGTTAGCAGATGACGGAGTACCCAAGAAAGTAGCAACACCAGAACCCAAACCACTTACACCAGTTGAGATTGGCAGACCAGTTAGGTTGGTTGCCGTACCAGAAGCAGGAGTTCCCAATGCAGGAGTCACCAAAGTAGGACTGTTTGACAGAACTACTGAACCTGTACCTGTTGAGCTAGTTACACCAGTACCACCATTTGCCACGGGCAAAGTGCCTGTAATGTCAGCAGTAGAAAGGCTTACTGCATCCCATGTGGCATTAGTGCCATCAGTCTGGAGATACTTGTTTGCATTGCTTGTTTGGCTAGGCAACAGGTTATTTAATGCACCTGCGGCTGTAGAAGCACCCGTACCGCCATCAGCAACCGCTAGATCGGTAATGCCAGTAATTGAACCGCCAGTAATTGCGGCAGAAGCATTGTCTGTCTTTGTCGCAACAGCAGTAGCAATATTGTTGTACTCAGTATCAATCTCAGTACCCTTAACAATCTTTAAAGGATTGCCAGGCGATAAGTTGTCTTTAGTCGCAAAGTTTACTGTTTTGGTGTAATTACTCATGGTTTACCTCTTATGCCATTTTGCCATCTTTGGCTTGAATTTCAATCTTTTGAAGGGATAACTGTGTGCCGTTAATGGTTGTCTCATAACCTGTCTGGACAATTTTACCCGCACCAGAAGCATTTGCTCTCAATGTCTTAATTGGAATGCCACTTGTGTATTCAGCAGTTCCATATTCAGCAGTACCATACTCATAACTTACTTGCGTAGGAATGTAGATATTTTGAGCTTGATAAGCACCTGAGTAATCAAAGCCCCAATTGATAGTTAAGAACTGATTTGAGCCACCAATTACAATTGCTGAAATAGTCTTTAAAACAGAAATCTGATTAGGGTTTCCAAGGTCAGCATTGTTGGTGTAGTACGCAAATCGGTACGTTGTTGTGTCATCTATGTAACCGCCATACTTACCAATAAACCCATTCTTACCAATTAACAAGTCGCCATTACGCAAAGAACGTAAAGAAGTTGGTGCAATAGAGTCCCATTTGGTTACACGGGAAGCACCATCTTGTAGAGATTGTTTGGTATCAAAGCAATAAACTTGGAAGGTAGCGGGTAGAACAAGTAGGTAAAAGGCTTCTTTTTCTGAGTAAACAGACTTCAGATTAGCCAGTGTTTCACCCGCCAATGATGAATTTAGGTCAAAACGCACGTTTTTAGACAAGTCTCTTAGGGGTGCAGACTTCTCTTGAATTGTCCTCATCAGTGAACGAACACCTGAGTCTGACAAGAAAATAACGTCAGAGCCAACGCTTTGAATGGTATCTCTAGCAATACAGCCAATAGAGCCAATTGTGTCGCTCAGAACCAAAGAAGCAGGGGTAGAAGCACCAGAATACACAAGAATTTGTCGTTTACCAAAGATAAACAAGAAATCATTGTGAGCTGCCAAGCCCATCACTTCATCCGCACCATTAGGCCATACACGGGAAACATCTAAATTTCCTGAAGTACCACCAGACCATACATGACCTGCAATCAGGTCAGAGAAGGTAACTGTTACTTTGTCAGAAGATGTATTAGCCACCCATAGGCGACCAAACGCTGAGATGGCAATGTTGGCAGAAGGAACTGATCCTGCATAACCCGACTTCTCAGAGACTCGTCTAAATGTTGTTGTGCTAACAGCGGGGTCATAGATCAAAGGATCGTGACCTGTTTGGAAGAAGTATGCAATCCCATTCAAAGATGCAGTTTGCCAGTTAGAAGCAGTAATAGTAGGAGCAGTACCGCCACCACCATAGGTCAACTCAGTCACAGCATTAGCAGTACCAAGTTTGAATAGTTTGTTATTACCCGCAAACAGAATGGTCAAAGTACCATCGTTTTGCACTAATTCATGGATAACACCCACATCATTAGCACCTAGATTACCAGAAGAGGAGTTAACCCTTGTGTAACCTTTTCTAGCACCAATACGACCATACTGATCCAAGATGCAGTTAGTTGCAACCAAAGCAAAGCCAGCCCCTAAATCAAGGGGAGAATCTTCAGTATTCAGGCCGTAGAAGCCTGGTGCTGAGAGACTGTAACTTTGTAGAGGTTTGGACATTAGACCGCCACAAAGTTATCTTCAGGATAACGAGTGCTTTCCAATGCAATAGCATCAGAGAGCATCCCTCTAAACAAGGCATAAGCCTCTGAAGAGGCAGTCCCACCATCCTCACCACGCTCAATCAAACCACGGGCATAAGCACTTTGAGTCACCAAATAGTCAAGAACTTTTACAGATGTGCCATCAGCAGACAAATTAGCCTGTGGGATGGTTAAATCAAACTTCAGTGTGTAGACACCATCAGGAACGGGAAACAGATCAACCTTTGTATCACCACTACCATCTACCCCGTTAAAGCAAAACTCGCTAGGAATAGACTGTGAAGGTGTGCCAAAGTTGAGCTTGCGGTTCATATCCGCAACAGTGGTGTTATCTAAAGTTATAACACTTGTGGTATTGATAGCATCATTGATGCGAAACTTCTGACCTGCACCTGTCAAAGCATAAGAACTTGTGGCAGCAGTAGTAGTAACTGTAATTGTTTGTCCTAAGACATTCCATGAATAACTATCTTCAATCTGACGTTTTGCATCATTGACAAACTTGCCAATCAAAGAAGAATAGGCTGTTTCGCCAACAGTAGATACTGTGCTTTCACGCAAGCGAACCAACACATCGTTAACAAGTTCTAAGTAGGTCATGTTCGTTGTGCTCCCTGAACCTCAAATGTTGCAATAAAACTGAATGAACTAGCCGCTTCAGTAGTAATTTGTAGCCTATCGCCTTCTTCTAAAACAATGTAAGCCGCACCATCAAACTGTAGGTATTCTTTAGAAGTTAAGTTGTAAGACGTAAGAATATCCAAAGTGGTAGCCGCACTTGCGTCATACCATTGGACAGTAATGTGTTTAGTCGAGCCGCCAGTATTGTGAATGTACATCACAGTAAACTTGGCGTAATAACCCGTAGGAACTGTATAAACAGTTGTCAGCGTATTGGCTGTGGGGTTAAGTCCGACTGATACTGGCCTCATTTACTATTCCTCTTAGAGATCGCTTTAGCCTTAGCTTTAGCGTCTTCCTTGGACGTTGCGCCCCAAGCTCTA